TTACTTCACATACACATAGGCTTCATTTGTAGTTACATAGTATGTTTTGCCATTGCTATTGTGTACTTTATATTGTGTTGATCCATTAACAGTTACTTTTGCATCGATTGTGAATCCTAATCCTGCATCTACAGAACCGGCAACATCTTTATCTTGCCAAGATGGAGCATCATAGAAACGTAGATTGTTAACTTTTGAAACAACACGCTTCCCTACAATAGAGGAATCCACTGTGCTTTTCTTATTAAACTTCACATAAGATGGATCATTTTTAATCCACTGTTCACCGCCAAGATTTAACCAGCCATCCTTTTCAGCCCATACAACATAAGCTTCTGGTTTATTTAGTTGACGAATCTTAAAGTAGCTTGTATCTGGTCCTTTACGTAAGTTAACGTTGTAACCTTCAATATAAGCAATTCCGTCTGTCACTGCTGTTGGAACTTCAGCTGGTTTAGATGGCTTCTTAGGAACAGAAACATCCACATCAGAATTATTGTATGCACGTTGTACGTCAGCGCGGAATTGAGCTTCAGATACACCGTGGCTGCGTAAGTAATCAAGTGGGTCTTCATGGTCTGTGCCGCCAAGATACTTCGTCACATCATAGTGAGTCCATAATCCTTTTTCTACAGACAACTTGTTATCTTTTAAGATTTTTGCTAACAACTTTACATATTTTTCATATGAACGCTTGAACTTTGTATAGTCTGCTGTTTCACATAACTCTACATGTACAAATCGTTTATTCGCTCCTGGTCCTGCGCCATAAGCGCTGTAGTTCGTATCAGCAATTTGAATTGTTTCATCCCAATCGACTGCATAGTGTACGAACGCTGAACGCCATGTACGAGACTCATACTTTTGAATATTAATAGCTGGCGCTTCAGGAGTTGCTGTAGAATGTGCTACAACACCTTCATAAGCACCTACACCATTACGATATGGTTGTTTCGGCAAGTCAGGAATAATAAGTGTTCTATCAGCAAAAGCCCCTGTAGTAAAACTTAACAGGAGCAATAGAGTCATAAATACATAGGAAACTAGTTTGATTGATTTTTTCATTAAGCATCTTCTCCTTTTTCTTCGTGATCAGACCAAATACCAAGTGCAATGCCAACAGTTAATAAATAAGGCGCCAATTCATCTAAAAAGCTTTTAGCCTCCGGTACACCAAACTTCGTGAACAAAAATCCAAGCAAAGAAAAAACCGCAACCCATGTTTTCCAGTTGCGGAATCGTTTTTTTATATTCTCTTTTGATTGATTCATAGTTAATTTGTCTCCTTTTCTACATTATCTAGGCGCTTATGTGCTTGTTTGGCACTTTCCTCGACCCTTGTAATACGTTCACCAAATGAAACCATCTGTCTTTCACTTGCCTTTTGATCTATACGAATATCGTCAACACCTTTGCTGATGTATTCTAACTTCGCCTTCATTTCTGCTCCTTGCTGACCATCTGACTTAATTTCTTTTGATCGATTCAGTGCGTAAGAGAAGTATCCAATTACTGCTGATGCGATTGCTATAAGTACTCCAATTTCAATTGTCATAACTTCACTCCTTTTATGCTACAAAGCAACTTGGATCCATTCCAAATATTTCTGCACTATCTTCTTCACTTCTATCTTTTAAATATGATTCAGTTGTTGAAATATCAGAATGGTTAGCAAGCGATTTTAACTTTTCTAGTGGTACACCTTGTACTTTTAAATTATCTAATCTACTATGACGGAAACAGTGAGGATTGATTTTAAACTCCTTACTTTCTTTTTCGCACAGCATCTTAGCGAATATCTTGCACCAATAATTAAATACACTTTTGTTTAAAAGTTTTCGCCCGCCATTCTTATACACTCTTACAAATAAATCTGGAATAGTATCTTTACCTCGATGATCTATATATAAACGAATACATTTTTGTACTCGTGGATTGTAATATAACCTAAACTTCTTACCACGCTTCCCGCGGACCACATTTGTATAATATTGTTCTGTCAATCCTTCCTTTTGAACCTGATAAACCTCATTCTTTCTAGCTGCACTGTAATAAGAAAGGGCCAAATAAGTTGCTAACATATATTTTTCTTGTTTAAGTAATTCATCGATTAACCAATTAATTTGGTCATCAGTAATAAATGTAATTTCTCTAATTGGATTCTTAGGTAAGCCACGTACCCTTGAACCTACATTGAATTCATAATTGTAGTCATCATCGTCTGCGCAAAATTCAAGCGCTGAACGTAAAGCGCTCATCAATCCATTTACACGTGCATTAGACATTTTCATTTCTTGAAAAATAATAGATAAATTTCGGATGTCTTTTCGTGTTAAATCAATAAGGTTTTTATTTTCGAAGTGTTCATGTATTAGAAACAAAATGATTCGTAAATCCCAATTATATTGCTGTAAAGTGCTTGCCGCTTTCCCTTGTGCTTTCTTTTCGATTAGAAAATCTTTGACTAGGTTTTTATTTTCTTGGCTAACATGCTTTTCATAGATTGCTTGGTCTACTATTCGTTTCACACTGATCATCTCCTCAAAATAAAAAGAGAAGCGAAGTCGCTCCTCTTGATCTATGAATTGAATTTACTAAAAGCCGTATTTTGTTCAAAATAAAAAGACCAGCTTACGGCTGCTCTATTTGCATTGCACTTTCAGTTGTTACTGGGTCTTGTGGAGGAGTCTTACCAGTAAGTTTAAAATAATCATCTGCACAAATGCGTCTTTTAGCAACTCCTAAGTCCAATTCATATAGTTTGGCTCCACGACCACATAGCTCACATTTTGTTAAAACCCTAAAACAAATAGTCCCGTCAGCCATTTCCCTCCATACCTCAACTTTACTAGTATCATTGGCAATCCCCGCATTATTTAACATGTCAGCAGGTACTTGAACAAAAACTCCTGTTTCTGTTCGTTTTACGTCTACTATTCTTCCCATATAAGGAAGCGTCTCTCCTACTTGTAAGGGCATCATATAATTACTATCCATGTCTTATCCTTCCTTTCTATCCAAGGGCATTGAATTTCCAACCATTCGCACTGCTCACATAAAAACCCGGGCCGAGATTACCGTCTGTAAAACGAATATGCCCCAGCCTTGAAATGCATTCCCGCCAAGATTTACACCTTGTACAGCGCGTATATTAGTAAAAAACTTAACATCTTTTTCTGTTGATATATCAAACGTTTGACCATCAGGTCCCGGACCTATGTTGTTATTTACACTGCCTACTGAAATACTATTAAATGGCTGAAGACCAGCGGCTCTTTCTGCTGCTGCTCGATCCCAGTTATACATAGATGCATATTTCCCACTGTATAGCGTTACACCTGATACGCAAATCGCTGTTTGCGCACCAGTTATTTGTCCATTTGCAGAACAGACTTTAATAATCAATGCATGCTCTTGTGGCTTATAGTTTGTTGGTACTTTGAAAGTATATGAATATCTCCTAATCTCTCCGTAAAATGTAGATGGCTCAGGAAAGTCCATTTTTTGCTCGTTCCAGATGTCATAAGACACATTGTCTCTAAATTTTACACAACATACATGTAATCGTGGTTTTGCTGTTTTACGTACACCATTTATCATAGATGTTCTAAAGTGAGCAGATACAGTATATTCATTTCCAGGATGTATTCCATTGTTAACTACTGCTTCTGGATAGTTGTACATGTCTACCCTTGCTGCATTAACCATTTGTTCGTAATCAAATACAGATGTATTTTTTTCTATAACTACATTGCCCTGTGACTTCCACGAAAGACCGTATCCGCCTTCAAATCCATAGTAATCTGCATGTCCTATGTTTTTCTTTCCAACACTAGAAAAATCGGGATCTGCTATTAAGTTTCTTCTTGATACTGCGGTTGTTTTTGTTCCCCATTCATCTTGGAATAGGAAATCTAGCATTTTAACGGTTACACCATTTTTATCAATGGTAATTTTATCACCATTAACGTTAATAACATTGGTATCAATGCCCTTCGCTGTTAACCATTTCACCATTGTATCGGCATTGATATTTACCTTTGCAACATCTATTACTAATTTTTCTGATGAAAAGTTAATAGCTGCGATGATATTCCCTTTTTTAACTTCTGCAAGGATTCCTTCATCAAGAACTTTAAGCTTAGAACCAGTTTCTTTTACATAAGCGGCGTAAGTCTCATTTATAAAGGTTTCTTGTTTCTTCGAGGTTAATTCAATGCCCTCTTTTGTAGCTGTTATTCCTCTCTCAAGATCCGTTACTTTTTTATCGTATTCCTCAGTCACTACTCTATCGGCTATATCTTCTATCATTTTGTCAGCATCAGTTTGATCTTTCGGATGTAACCAAAATTCGGTAGCTATAGTGCCACGTTGTAACATAGGTGCAGCACACCATAAACGTCCATTTCTTGTAACGTAATAACGCCATCTCACAAACGATGCATTAGCAGGCGCTTTGCTTGTACATACAGCACGAACCCACGTATCATTTACAACCTTGACATTCGTTCTAGTTGTTGTAATACGAGTTTTTTTGTCAGAAGACCACCATTCAATTTCAATAAATGCACCGCCACTATCAATAGGTGTTTTCCCGTCAGTATTGAAATAACCTGATGCAACAAATTCCTCGTTAACTTGACACTCAATGAATTGACTTGTTAGACCCCACCAACGATCTTGAGTCTGTCCAGTAACGGTAATTGAAAATGTATTCATACCTTTGTATTTCAGATTTGTATCGACAGAACCAGCAGCCCCATTACCACTATTCCAAATCCAATATTTCTGTCCTAACTTAAAATCGGCATCACGCAACTCGTTGACAGTACCTAAACCGCCAACATAGTCCTCAACATCTTTCTTTTTCATTGTTAGATTCAATGCCTCAGAGTGTTGTTCTATCGTTGTAGTAGCTTCGGTTAATTGTTTTCCTTGCTGCGTTTGTGTTTCTTGTAATTTTTTAACGCTTTGATTGAATCCTTCTGCATTCTTTTCTACAGTATTAACCCGTTCACTAAAATCACCTTGTGTTTTTTCTACTTTTTTAATAGTTTCTGTAGTACCTTCCACACTTTTGATAATCTCATTTGTTTTTTTAGTAAAATCATCATTTGTTACCTGATTTTCCGGTGCTGGCGTCCAGTCTTGCGGTTTATTCCCTTTATATAAAGCAACCCATTCAACTGTTGCTTTCGTTGTGTTTTGAGGAGCATTGTATAAAGACAATTTCTTCTCGTTACTTACCGTCGTTGCAACAGCTTTAAAGGTCACATAAGTAATCCCACTAGCATAAACACTTGTTGCATACCCGACATTATTCGAACCACCATTCTGACAAATGCCAAATTTCTGTCCCTGTGGAACACTACCTTTAATTACAAAAGTATATTCCTCACCTACAGAAAAGTTTTCAGATAGAGTATATTGATTAATTAAATAATCCGTTTTTTCATATTTAACATTTGAATCCAAAAGAAGGTTACGTCCTCCAGCTTTATCGTTAGCAACCTTCTTTTCTACGCTCTCTAATTTCTCACTAATCTTCCCTGCTTTTTCTGTAATTTCAGTTGTGGTTTTCTTTAGATCATTTGTTGTTTGCTGCACCTCAGAGATTATCTTTTTTGTGCCTTCGGAAGTCTCTACCACTGTATTTAATTTTTCAGTAATTTCACCGTCTTTTTTTGTTAATAATTCTATAGATTTAGTAAAACCTTCGTTGGTTTGTTTCATTTCAGAGACAGTGTTATTAATTTCACCTTGTGAGTTTTGTACATTTTTAATTGTTAAAGAAACCTCTTGAAGATTTTCTTTCACTTCCTTGAATTGTCCAGAAGTTTCGTTCTGTGCATCTTCCACTTTTTTATTTAATTCTTTTTTTGTGGCTGCAATATCTTTATTCACTTGATCCAGGGTTTCTTTCTTGATAGTTTCTGGATCAGGGATAAGTAATTCCCATCCTTTTCCGTTCCATACTTTCAAAACACCAGGCTTTCCGTTACTAATATCTCGCCATATTGTTTTACCAGCTTCCAATCCTGTAGTCGGCGCTGTTTTACTTTCAATGATAGTCGTTTGATAGTTCTTTATGTTTTCTTGTACTTTTTCAGCAAGTTTCTTTGCGGCTTCAGATTCTTTTTGAGCATTGTTAGCTTTTTCATCGGTCTCTTTAACAAGTTTATCTAGCTGATTCAGCAATTCTTGTTTATCTCCTAATGAAGCAAGAATTTTATTGTATAGCTTCCGTAATTCTTCATTAGCATCCACAATTTCACGATAATCTCCGAAGGCATATTTATCTTGTGTAGGATCAGTGTGTGATTCATTACCAACAATAGCGCGTGCTTCAAGGTATAACTTAGGAGTAAACCCTGTATCTTTAATACGAATTGTGTCACCCTCATTAATTAACTCGTGAGTTAGTCCAAATACACGACCAATTGACTGTGCTTCAACTTCATAAGAAACAGAAGTATTAACACGTTTCTTTAGCTCTGTTTTCATAAGAGTCATTAAACGTTCTGGAGTTATATCTTGTTCTGTCTCTGGAGTATAGAATCCGAATTTATGTTGACCACGCTCATTCCACCGTTGAAAAGCATCACCGTCCACAAGATAAGGGATTCCATTATTGATACTAGAGATGGTTATAAAACCCTCGCCTTCTTTCTTTACAAACCCAACAAGTGCGGTACAAATGTTTTGTGAATTCTCAATACGTTTGATACCCATCAAATCTTTACCAAGAGTTATTTCTTTCCCTGTGCCTTCTCGTCCGCGTTTTTTCACCATATCTACATAACGCCCTACGATTTGGGAGCCAACAACTTCAGCGCGATATTGTATTTCTAATTCAAATAGAGAAGCGATATCTTTTATAAACTTCAACGGGTCAATGAATTCGTCAATAGTCATCGTGTGGAAGCCAGCGTATTCGGTTTTTCCTCTTTTCCATTTCGTACCTACAAGAGCCATATCAATAAACTCATTGACTGTCTTACCTTCAATTTTCTGTGGATTGATAATTCCAGATTTCGCAAGTTGAATCCATTCACCGGATGCATAAGCAATGACTGAACGATCGTCTGAATCTTTTTCAGCTTCAGTAATTACATAAGGAACAATACGTCCGCCCCTTACTTCTTTTAAAACTAAATTTTGCTGCATGAGTGTAGCTGCATGGTCCGTATTATCAAATACTTTAAATTCTAATGTATCAATGTTATTTTTTATCTCCCAATGTCGTTTATCATCCCAATAGTCTTTTGGTTGTATATTGGAAACGATTTGACTCGTTTTAAAATCAACAACATGTAATATTCCGCTTGGTGTTCTCATCTAAATCGCTCCCTATACGTTACTTTTGCTTTTCCGACAGTGGAAGGCATGATTTCTAGTTTATTCGAACCCTTATGAACAACAGGATAGTCACTAAATATATCTTTTAGATTAATAGCACTCTTACCATTTATCGTTACATGGCTTCTCTCTGTATCAATGGCTACTTTATCTCCAACATCGAAAATATATGGTGGGTTATCTTGTGTATTCATATTGACTTTCCATATCTTCAAATCATCGATAGACATATTTTCACAGAACATATTATTAGAAAATTGACAGATGCTAATTTGAACCTGTGCGACTTTGGCCATATTGACATTATTTTCATCTATCCACACGACAAAGCGTTCTGAGTCATCGATTTCTGTACCATCTTTAAATCTTGAAATATAAGCTTCCCACCTATTACCTGTTCTCGCTAACCACAATCGACCGCGATATTGATTCCACGTATTCGGATGATCACCTGTTTCATTAATAAAGACTTGCCCACCTGGTTTTTTACTATTCCCAACACTAGCAAACCCACTATTCTGCTCGGCTTCCCATTGAACATCACTCATAGATATACGAGCAACATAATCACTATTTTCATCAAGAAGCCCGATTTCTACGCGTCCCATTTGGTCCCAGTGCAAACCTCTTACGCCAACATATGCTTGCATAATGAAATCCTGTAATGGTCCTTGTAGAATATTCTTTTTAGCGATAGCACCATGCCATCCTTTTGTACCTTCCGTTCCAAAATGAAGTGGTACAAGGCGATAGCCATCTGGCTTAAATTCACCGCCTCCAGTCATATCCTCTGTTTTGGCTACATTTGTCCATCCTACGGTTGTGGACATTTCATCCCACAATACACGCTGATTCCTTTCGACAGGAACCTGATCTGCTTTCAGTGGATATCCAATACGAAAGTAGTTCATTCCATTCCATACATCAAGAAATGTGGAAGGTTTCGTTACTTCAATTTCTAAAATTGGATTAGATTCCACGCTGCCTTTGTTTTGAACATTTGCGATTAACCCACGCCCATCCATTTGAAATCCAATCGTTCGAGTAGGTCCTAATTTGTAAGGCATTGGACAAATAAACTTTAAAGTACCTTTGCCAATGTCCACAAATTCATCAATATCGAATTCTTCATCTATAACAGCTAAATATGTTCTGTCAGGCTCTACATCGAAAATAAGCTCTTTTTGTTGATCTGAGATTAGCCAATCTGCTATATCTTCTTTAAGTATTTCTAGTTTTGCTCCAGATGGAACAATAATGCCGACAGGAACGGAAAAGACACGCATCTCAGTCTGTGTATTTAATAGTCTTGCACCTGGATAATCTGGAACGCTCAAAAAATTTCTTCTTAACGGTGCCCATACAGGTCTTTTCCATCCTCTTTCGATGTGAATGTAACTTTTCCGTTCCCCATTAAATGAAAAAGAACTCATTGTTTACCTCCTTTTATACAAAAGAAAAGAAACCCAAATCTAAAAGACTGAGTTTCTCGCTTGTGCCCTATTTTGATATTCAGTTACATACTGATGACTCACACGCGCTATCTCCCGTCCTTCGATAACAACCGGTATTTCAATATAAATGGGTTCTGATTTGGTATATGGTTGTTTGTCTGGATTATCATTGTCAGGTCTATGTTGAACAACATTAGGATTGTCAGATAACACTTCCCTCCATCTAGAAAGGTTTCCCACGTCGTGGATTGAAAGCCCTTCAAAGCGTTCCATTTGACGTCCAATTTCCATTACCATATCACGCATACTCTCAGGGATATGTGTAATCCAATCGTTTTGCCAATCACCATCTTCAAAGATGGCATTAAAATATTTAGATAACGGATCATCACCTTGAAAACTGAATATTCCTTCTGGTTTTATAGAACGAATACTATCAATAGCTCCTGATACTGTATTTTGTAATGCATCTCGTACTACAGAATATTGTGTTTTAATCCCTTCAGCAATTCCGTTTGCCATTCGAACGCCTGTAAATAGCATTTCATTTGAATTACTACCTAACGCTAACTCATTTACTAAAGCTTTATTTGCCTTTGATCCAAGCGTACGACTCTCACGTTCAGCCATATAAGATCCCTTTTGAATACCGAGAGCAAACCCTTCGCTAAAAGGTTTTCCCCCCTGATCCCTCGTTAGCTTCGAAGGAGAATTTACATCTAGAGTTGCCTTTAATGCCTCGAATGCACCACGCGCTAAACTAGACGCTACACTTTTTACATTCCAATCTCCATTTGAGATACCTCTAGCGAATCCACTAGAAAATGCTTCACCCGGACTAACTGAACTAACACTTTTCAAACCAGAATTTCCACTTTCCGCTACATTAGAACCACTCGATCTTGCTTGCCCTTTTGTGTTTTCCATACCTTGAGAAAATTGACTTCCACCTTTTTGACCTTGTGGAGTACCATTGATTGTATTGAATCCAGCATGAGCTGAAGCTACAGCTTCTAGGGCACTTCCTCTTATATAACCATGCTGATTTACGATCCCACTCGCAACGCCTTGCCCACCTTGATTACCAGCTGGATTTCCATTAATAGTTTTAAAAGCACCATGAGCGCTAGCAACTACTTGCAAAGCACTTCCCTTGATATAACCATCTTGGTTAACTATCCCTTGCCCTAGTTCGCTACCACTTTTATTACCACCTCCGCCATCAGTAGTACTCCCCATAATACCTTCCACAGCTTGTTTCTTTTCTGTCGCTGCGGTTTCTGGAGCTGTATTACTAGAAATTCCATTCGCTTGCGTTTGGCTTATATCAAATCCAACCTGCGTTAAATCTAGCTTTGCTCCATTTTGGATTAGTAAAGCGATAGTCTTTGCTGCTAACTCAGCATTAATAGAGCCGTTTTGCATACCTTGAACGAGTGTCTGTACATTAAATTGTCCCGCTTCTCCAAGATCAACTTGAACATTACTTTTAATATCTAGCCCCGTAGTCTGTGCGACTTGCGGTAATGTTAATGCACCAATTTGCATTCCATTAATTAATGTTTGAATGTTATTCTGCCCTTCTTGAGTAGCATCAACATTCATTCCGTTTTTGACGTTTTGTTGAAAGAATTGGAATACAGTATCAAAAGATAAGGTTCCTGTTTGAAGTCCTGTTATCCACGAATCCATTGTCATTTTTCCGTAGATTCCTAAATCAATTGTGGTATTGCCCTGCATGTTTTTACTTAGGAATTCCCTTACTTCACCAGTATCCTTTGTTTTAATACCATCAATCCATTTTTGCATGGATTCAATACCACTTTGTGAAAGGTCTACTTTATAAACGTCCTTCAATTTATTCGCGTTAGCGGTTGCTACAGCTGATGAATCTAATTCACCTTTTTGAAGTTTTTGTATAAATGTGTCTATCGTGAACTGTCCTGCTGGACCTAAATCAATTTTCATTTGCTCATCTATTTCTTTCGCCATTGATTCCGCTAATAATCTAGATGATTCTGTCCCTTTTTGAAGTTCAGAAACATACATTCCTATACTTTCAATCTTTGATTTACCATATTGTAATTCGAACGCCAATAACTTATCTTTATGTTCTTTTTCAGCTCGTTCTTGCTCACCATTAAAGCGATTAGAAACTTCCTCATACGTCTCTTTTCCAAAAAGATAGGCTTTTGTTTTCTCTGCCCACCCTTTCTTTTCCGCCTCTATCTTATTAGCGTTCGCAAAAACAATAGAAGCATCTTCGGCTTTTAGATGTTCTTCTAACTTTTTAAATGCATCACCACGTATGGTTTGCAGATCAGATACATGCTTGGATTCATAAAGTGCAATAGCATCCAACGTAGCTTTTCTTTCCTCTGGCTTAATTTCACCTAGTTTAAAAGCTTTCTCTACATTTTCACGCCAACCTTTTGTTTGCTTTTCTAAAGATTTCACACCATCATCATATACTTTAATGATACTTTCAAACCGCTTCCTACCAGCATCTACAGATAACATTCCACCAGCTTCTATTTCTTTTGAAATAGACGTGATTTCTTTCGCCTTTGCATAGAATTGTTGAACATTCTTATCAGCTACTTGTAAGGCTTGATCAAACTTTTGAGCGAAATCTTTTGGCATTTTCATAGTATCCCCTTGATACCTTTTAATGCCTTCTTCTAAAATCTTTTCAGCTTGTGTAGCAACTTCAATTTCTTTATTAATCGATTCAATAATATTATTTTTGACCTTCTCCAAAGATTCCTTTGCACCTTCTGGAACAGTTCCCATCAGCTGACTAAACATTTTGTTAAACTCGCTTTTCTTACCTTCTAGTTCTTTAACGACTTCATTTGTCATTCGTTGAAAAGCTTTAATCGTTTCATCAGCTGCTTTATTTGCCTCTTCACCTGTTTTCAGTTTCAAATCAATCATATTATTAATTGCTTTATCTTTTAAATCCACATAAGCGCCAGCTGCTTTACTTGTTGCATCGCTCACTCTTTGACCAAATTTCCCTACTTGAGATTCGGCCTGTTTTGATTTCTCGTTTAGATCGAATAACGCTATACCTAGCGCGCCGACTGCGAGGACAGCTCCCGTTATAGCTAAAGCAATTGGATTCGCTAACAATGCCCCTATCCCCATAGCTAGAAACCCTAAAGCTGTCGTTACTCCTGCTATTCCAAAGGCCAATAAAGAACTTTTTGCAATCATATGCTGTGTAGATTCATCTAAATTATTAAACCAATCTACAACACCTTGTACACCTTCTACTACATATACTAAGATAGGTAATAATGCATCACCAAACGATTTTTTCAGAGTGTCCACTGCACCACTTAATTGCTCAATTTTCCCTTTTGTGGTGTTCATTTTCGTCTCAGCAACTTCTAATGCCGTTACCTTAGACATTTCGGTATACATATTCTTTACTCCGTTTGCGCCTTCTTTATAAAGGATGTTCGCCGCACGAATAGCATCTGATCCAAACAATGTATACATATAGGATTGTCTTTGTTCAGCTGTTAATCCCTGCATCGCCATTTGAAGAATTTCAGCTATATCAGACATATTTTTCAAATTTCCATTCGAATCAAAAAAGGCATTTGTCATTATACCTGTTGAGAATGTCAACTTTTGAAATGCTTTTTCCGCTTTTTCCGAACCGACTTTAACACCGGCTTGTTTTGCGGCATATTCAGCCAAAGAACCTGTTACATCTTTGAATGAGTTGGAAGTTGGTTTAACCCCCTTCTCTCCAAGAAACTGCAATGCTTTCCCTGTATCAATCGAAATCAATCCAAGTTCACTAAACATATCGTACGCTTCATTTGATTTTGGGATTAGATTTGCTAACATTGTTTTCAGTGAAGTACCTGCATCAGAACCTTTTAACCCGTTCTGTGCAAATAAAGCTAATGCTGTTGTAGTATCTTTAAAACTAAGACCTACACCAGCTGCAACTGCGGATACCATTGATAATCCGAACTTCAATTCACTCACATTAGTCGCGGAAGCATTTGCCGCACCAGCTAAAAGGTCGGCTGCATCGGCTACTGATAAATTATCATCTTTAAATGCATTTAGTGCTGTTGAAGCGATTTCTGCTGCATCTCCCAACTCTAACTCTCCAGCTGTCGCCAAATTAAGAGCACCTTCTAAACCGCCATTAATAATATCAGTTAGACTTACCCCTGCTTTGATTAACTCTTCGATCCCTTGACCTGCTTCCACAGAAGAATATTTTGTTTTCTCCCCTAACTCCACAGCAAGTTCACTAATTTTTCTCATTTCATCGCCAGTTGCACCAGAAACCGCTTGAATATCAGCCATTTTCTGTTCGAAATTCATAGATTCTTTCACAGCCATCGCAAGTCCAGCACCAATTACCCCTGTCATGGCTGCAAAGGTAGTTCCAACTTGTCCGCCTACATCCTGCATTTTATTTCCTGTATCACGCATTCGTTCTCCGGTACGATGCAGACGATTTTGTTGCTCAGCTAATTCGCGGTTTGTTTCTCTGATTTCATTTTGAATACGTTCTTGAGCTGTTTCAGCACGATTCATAGCAATCGTATTATTATCAATCTGTGTATTTAATCGCTGTAGCGCTTGACCATTCGATGTATATTCAGCTTGAAGTTGTTTTAACTCTTGTTTCAATTGCTTTGCTTCTTGCGAATTACGACCGAAATTTTGTACAGCTTGGTCATACTGTGTCTCAAGTCGTTCCATGGATGCTGCCAACGTTAAATTTGAAGCTTGTAATTGTTCTTGCTTTTGTCGCGCCTGTTCAATTTTTTGACGATAATGTTCTACTTTTTGACCTTGCAAGGTGAATTTTTCATTCAAATGAGTTAATTTATTTTGTAACTGTTCAACAGAATTCCCAAGTAATCTAGCTCGTTCGCTTGTTAGATTAAACTCTGAATCTAATAAGCGCAAACCTCGATTAATTCCTGCAACTCCATTTTCAAACCGTTGGGTGTCAAGTGTGACCCGCGCACCAATCTCCATATCTCCAGCCATTTACCTCACCTACCTTTACAACCAAGCTGGTGCTTGGTCTGCTGTTCGGACTACTTTTTTATCTTCTTGTTTTTTCTTATAAGCCAAAGTTTTAAAAAAAAGCACTAAGTCCGTCTGGTTGATATCTGCTTGGGACATACCAGAATCTTGTAACATGCTATATATACTCAACATCATTTCTGTTGGCTTGAACGGTTCTTTCTGTTCCTCTGTCTCTTTTTTTTGACGGATTTGTCTTTGAATCAATAGCATTGATAACAGCAACCGCCTCAGCAATACGGCCTACAATCGCTAAACAAATTGCATAGATTGTTGACGTTAAAAACCAAATGTGTACACCTTCAAGAAATTCTTCTACTGTAAAGCGATTCCCAAAAACTTTTACAACAAAATGAGTAGCTTCTTTTAATACATCGAAACGAACGTTTTCAGTATTTAATTTCTCTGTCCATTCAGCTGCTTCGAAACCATCAGTAGATGAAATGTATGTTGGTAAATAGAACGTTTTTTTGCCAGAGGGTAGATTTAAAACCAATTTAAATGACTCTGTTTTTTGATTTTCCTGCATAATTAGATCCCCTTTCATAAATAAAAGGCACAGCATTAAGCTGTACCTTCTATATCTTTTTATTTACCAGCTGGTGGCGTTGTTTCTGTTGGTGGTGCTGGAACTGTTTTAAACCAATTTGCTGCAACTGTTTTATCATGTTCTGGGTCTTCTTCATCCAAACGATTTCTCCAATTCCCATCAGAACGTTGAATCGCTTTTCCTTTTATTTTAGCTGATTGGAAATTTGGTTTATCCTCCGCCGTTTTGTGTTCATCACTTGGAATTTCAAATTTCATTTTGTAATAACATACATATAAATTTTTCCCACTGAGATACGGTAGACGGTATAATAACGCTACATATGGAGCAATATCGTTAACATTATCGACAACTTGTCCTTTAACAACTTTTTTACCTAATAATTCTGCGTAAACCGCTAAAGGTAGTTTATCTACTTCTAATTCAATTTCTGTACCACCAAATGCAGACGCCGTTGCACTTGGCCCACCTTCTGCAAAGAAAGTCGCTGATTCAGATTTAGTATCTGCTTTACCGCTTACCGTTTTACCAATTCTTTTAATTGCACCATAAGTAAAAGTTTCATCTTCTTTCTCTGTTAAAATCGAATAATTTAAATCTCTAAAATCAATAATCATATATCTTCCTCCTTAACTTTTTAACTCTGTACGGAATCTCATGCCATAATGATAGATTTTCGTATCCGGTTCATATAAATTTGCTGTTGTAATACGCTGAAACCCTATATTTTTCATAGCAGTATTTACTGCTTCTTTTAGATCACCCTTAACAGGGCTAAACGACCAGATATCTACTTGAAATAAAATAATGCTGGTGGATTCCGCACCCTCTGCGTATCTCCCAGCACCATTATCTAACTCAGAATAAGTAATCCATGTTTTTCCGTTATCGTCTCCACGCACAATATTGTAGATATATTCTCCACCAATTTTTTCTACAATAAAAGGATTCGTAAGAGTACGTAACACATCTTTTTCTAAAAATCTCATACGATATGCAATGCCGCTGCAAAGACATTTCGCATTTCATGAACTGCCTTAACTTCTGTACGAGTTACTATCTTTTCTATAAAACCTTTATGTGGTGGATGCGGCATTTTACTAGTTCCCCAGTTTTGAAATTTCATATAAAAGTGTGGGGAGTTATCATCTTTTTCCCACCCAACACTAATTGATTTAACGCCATTCCGAGTTTTTACTTTTCCAACAAGCACCTCATCCTTTGCATGTTTACCTGTTCGCCATGATTCTTTTGGAGAAGGTGGTTTGGGATGTGCACTCGATGGACTTTCTTCTAATGCATCTTTTACTACCCCAGCACCCTTCTTTAGTGCTGAATTTTCAATAGTTTTTACATTTCTTCCTAACGCTTCGAATCGTTGAATAGCTTCTTGGATGCCAAAGGTCGTTACTTCTGCCATAGGGATCGCTCCTCACACACTAAGCATGTCTCTTTATGTTGTTCATCAACATCCACAACAGCCTTTATTTCAAAGAGTCGCCCATCATACAGTACTCTCATTTTCGAATCAATTCCCCTACGGAATCGCATAAAAAAATTCACTGTACGTACCGCATTTTCGGTATTTCCAGCGAATATTTCATAATTGAATCCCTTTCCGAATGGTGTTTTTGCTCTTGCCCAAACAGTGACAACATCTTTCCATTCTGACGGAACTGGATTCCCTTCTTCATCTTTTTTATTTGTGATTTCTTGTTGAATTGTTATTCGTTTATTTAATTTACTTGGATTCATGATTATCACCGTTATTATATTCCCTTAATTGCAATATAGTAGTTTCTAATGACTGTTTTAATGCAGGGACATTTAATGATTTATCCTGATTTTCATAGTTTAATAAAACATGCGTTATTACCGCTATTTTATATAGTGCCTTTTCACTTTCAGGAACACCAGATTGCAATAAGGATTCTTTTGCTCCATCGATTAGAAGTTGAATATCTGTATCCTCTTCAACACCATCAATTTTTAATTTTCTTTTTAATAGCTCTAACATACAATCACCTATGATCCTGAAGCGTTGGTTTTTGCTGATAATTCAGTACTTAAAGAAGAGACTAGCCCATTATTACCTACAGCTTTTACTTGATAAGAATACGTTGTATCACCTGTCAAACCTGTTTCTTTATATGTCGCTGTTACAGAAGTTCCAACTTGTTTTCCATTTCGGAATACTTGATACTCATTAATCCCCCCATTATACACAACAGGAGACCAACTAATGTTGGCCGTTGTTACTGTAGTAGAATCAACTTTTAGTCCTGCTGGTGCTTGGGGTGGATTAGGGTGTGGTTTGTACTTCTGCGATACGAAATGCTGATTTCAGCTTAATTTTATGGTCAAACCAAGCTGTTAAAACAAATAGTTCAATACCTGTTTTTACATCTTTGTCACGATCATAAATCATATTTGGATCGTAGTTGAAGTGAGAATATCGGAAATCACCAACAACTGGATTCACTGCTGAATCACAGAACTTAACTGGCTTCCCTAAAACTTGTTCTGGTTGAGCATTATATAAGGTAGCACTACCATTAGCAAGTGTTTCAATTATTTCTAGATAATCTGTGTAGCGCATCTCAATAGTCGCATTTTCACGAAAATCTTCATGTAAATCTGCAACCGCTGACTTAATAGCTTTATATAAAGTTGCGCCTTTAACTGACTTAATACCAGCTTTATAGAATGACATAGATTCTTCTCCAGCCTTAGGCGTTGTAGCAAACGCTACTTTCTTCTCTTTTGCTGCTAAACCACTTTCTAACGCTTGATCTACAGTTTGTACTAAGTTTGTATCAGTTGCTGCTAAAACAGTCTCTGAAATAGGCACAAACACCTTAAATTTATTACGTCCGAAAGTTACCACATCACCTTCTGCTTTCAATTCCTTTGCTGTTGCTGTATCAGCAATAAAATCATCGTCATCTAATGTAAATGTAACTTTAGGGATTTCGAGATTCGTTACACTTGTAAATGTAGATACATCTCTTAATGGGTTTTTAACAAATGGTTCATGTAATAATTCATTCGTCATTGTGGATGGGAGAATCTTTTCTCCGCCTGTTGAATTTTTATCCCCAAGAGCTGCTCGTGCTTCTTGTGATAAGGTACCCCCACGAATCGTAGCTCGAACCAACTCTGCTTTCGCTGCAACTACCTTTTGTTTTGGATCTTCAATAGATTGCAAACCAGTTTGAGTTTGAAATTTTGCTTTTTGTTCAGCTTCCATCGTGTCATGTTGTTCTTTAATTACATTGAAACGCATTTGGAGGTCTTTCTTGGATTGTTGTAACACTTGAAGACTCTCCATGGTTGCGGATGGATCAATCGCCTTCTGAGAAAGCTCACCCTCTACTTTTTGTAGCTGTTGACCAATAGTAGATAAATTTTGTTTTAGTTCAAACAATGTATTTTTTGAGAAGTATTGAAAGTTACCAATAGATAATCGAAGTTTATTTTTCATTAATGAATTCCCCCTAAAATTGTGTTTATATAGTCCGCGTTAGCTTTCGCTTCTTCGGCAATTTTTTGTCGTTCTAACATTTCGTTTGGTGATATGTTTGCTTGTGTATTTACTAATTGTTGTGGAACATTTTTGTATTCCTTCATCCACTTTTCATCTAGACATGCTGCGGCATTATTTGCTGAGATAATTTCATCACAAAGTCCGTATTCCATTGCTTCGTCAGCGGATAACCAAGTCTCTGCATCTAGTAATTGTTTTAATTTATCTTCATCTAACTTATCACCAGCACGAGTTAAATAGTGTTGCACCATTGATTGGTTAATACGTTCAATGTCATCCGCCGCTTTACGTAGTTGATCGGCATTTCCTGATGCGTATGTCCATGCATTGTGAACCATCAACATTGAATTAGCATACATAACAATCTTGTCTGAAATCATTGGTAATACTGATGCACAAGAAGCACCTATACCATCAATATAGGAAATAACCTTTGCTGGATGCCGTTGTAACATTGCAATAATAGCCATTGTTTCAAAGACTGACCCCCCGGGACTATTGATGTAAAGATTAATAGCTTCTATATCATCACCTAGTTCATCAAGTTCATTTTTGAAGGTAATAGACGATACCTCACCGTATTCTTCCCATGCGTACTTTGTAATTTCTCCATAAATAAAAATATCTGCCGATTTACCATTGGCAGATGCTTTCATTTGAAAAAATTTATTCTGTTTGTTCTTTGCCACTGTTTTTCACCCCCTTCCGTTGAGTTGGGTCCATATCAATGGGATATAGATCACCACTTACCCAAAGTTTCGAAGCGTTACCACCTACAGGTGGCTCGTCTTCTTTTTGGCGTACATCATCTTGTGATAACCATCCGCTCCTAATTGCCGCTTGATAGTAAGCGGTTCTTGAGGCTGTATCACCTCTTAATAACCCTCCAAGGTTGAATTTAAAATAATGCCCCTCTTGCCGTTCTTTTTTATTTAGCAACTTACGGTTCATTTCTTGCTCGTACTGACGAACAATAGGAGTTAGAGTCATTTGAACAAACTGAATCATCAACTGTTCATTACTGCTATAACTTTGTCCTTCAGTGTCATTTAAAAATGTAACTGGAACATTAAAAACGTTAGCAACTCGTGAACGTGTAATTCGTTCTGATGCTAACGTGTCTGAAGCGAAGTATTTCCGCTCCATTTCTTCAATTTTCACACCTGGTTCTCTAAATAAAATCCCACCATTTTCTTGATAAAATCGTCTAAAATCATCAATGATTTTTTGCCTCTTATCATTATCTACCTGCGTCGCATAATCCAAAATAAAACTATCTTTCTTCTGCATTTCTGACAGACTAAACTCTTGTACTGCCTTATCGTATTCTAAAGTATTTCGTAAAACATCAATTGGACAAATACCTTTCCATCTTGAAATACCTGTGATGTGCTTGACATGAAACATATTCATATTGTGGATGTAATACGTACCTTCAATCCCACGTACCTCATACCACAAATTGTTATCATCCTTGTTTAAAAAAGGCATTACATAAGCAGATTCAATAGGAATTAATGATTCCACTTGAAATCGAATATCACGAATAATAGCCGCATATCCATTTCCAGTTTCATTTCTTGAAACTTCAATTTTATTTATCCATTCAAATCCGGTCATGTTTGGATTAGGTTCATTCATTACAACATCAGACACTTGATTAACAATCGTGTCATAATCCTTATAAAGCTTTAATGGTAATGATGCTACTGTATTAGATAATCTACTAATTACACTAAAAATTGTCTCGTTTGTAGCTAACTTTGCATTATCAACACCCCAAAACTTCCTTCCGAACCATGAGGTGAAGTTATATCCGGCACCTTTCCATCCCACTGAAGCTCCTTTAATCGCTCCCTTAATACGATTAATCAAATTCAATTTCTCACCACCTTTCTATCTAAAAAGATCGCTAACTGATACAAATTCAATATTTCCATCACCTTGTAATTGAGTTAACATCGGGATTACTTCTGTATGAGCATTTAAAAATGCTGCAAAACCATCAATCTTCCGATATTTACTTTGTTTAGATGGTAAAAAGTTACCGTTTCTATCTTCCACAAGTTTTACATTGTTCATATACCAACGAAAAAGACGATTCTTATTACTTATTACTTTTCCATCTAACAACAGTTCTTTTACATCTTTTAATGCTGGACTTAAAGTTAAATGTCCCTGCCGAACTGTTTCTGTATCAAATCCATATGCTTTCAAATCTTCATTTAAACGATACGCATTTGCGGGGTCATAAGTGATTTTCTTTATAAAATACTGTTCAGATTGTTCAACAAACCAATCGTAAACATACTCGTATTTCACATATTCACCAGGAATAATAGTTAACCAACCTTTATCTTTAAACTCTTTAAAGTCGATATTCTCATTATCACGATCAACTTTAGCTTGCGGAACCCAACTATGAGATAGTACAAAAACATTTCCATCTTCTAAAGGGAACTCTAAACAAGCGCTTGTAAAATCTTCTGTTGAGGATAAATCATAACCTGCAACACACTCTTTGCCAGCTAATCCCTTTATATCAATGACTTCTTCATTTCTTTTTAATATCTCAATACCAACAAAGGACATCTCATCATTATCAACAAAGATGTTAAATTGTTTTGTAATCCAGTCGTTCTTTTCAGCCTCTGTGTGTTTGTCTGTATTCCAATCATCAATAAGCGATGGAAGATCTAGTGAAACACCCATATTAGGATTTGCTTTAATCCATAGTTCAGGATTCTCGATTTCATCCACACTATCCATTTCAGCCATGAAATAAAACTTTCTATCTTGGTCAATAACCCCTTCCAAAACATCAGTTGCAATTTCATAGTATTGAACAAGTGGTCCTTCAAGCTGATATCCTGCCGTAGTAATGTAAACAATCATTGGCTGTTTACGTGCACCACGTGATTTTTTAATAACATTAATTAAATTAAAGTTTTTAAATTCATGTATTTCATCAAAAATACCAAGGTGTGTATTTAACCCGTCTAATTTCTTACTGTCTGATGCACGAGGTTCAATTTTAGAATGAGTTTTATCATGGAAAATCCCTTTCTGATTTTCACGTAAATGTTTCCGAAGAAATGGTGATTTTTGAACCATTGCACGACTTTCATCAAATAATTCTCCAGCTTGTTGTTTTGTATTTGCCAAAACATAAACACGAGCACCTGGTTCATTATCTTTAGCAACAGCGTAATTGGATAGACCGGATATCATTGTCGTTTTTCCATTTTTACGCCCAATAAAAATAAGGCCCTCACGAAAGCGCCTATACCCTGTATCTTTATGAACCCATCCATATAAAGAACCTATAACAAAGTGCTGCCATGGTTGAAGAACTAACCTCTTATAGTCACCTTTTGATGGACGACAAAACTTTTCGATATATCGTATAGGTCGATGAGCTTTTTCTTCATCAAATATCCAGGGGAACTCTTCAGTACCCTGTCTCTTCAAATCATTTAGATGACGTCGACAAGACAAGATGTTTTTCTTACTAGCTTTTATGTTTCCTTTCACAACTTGTTCTGCATACCAAGTTGTTCTTAGTTCAGGAGATGGATCTACCAAAATATTAAAATGCTTTATCTGCTCATTCCGCCATGTTTTATACCACTTAGTTATTTCAGATGGCTTAGAAGTCGTCGAAATCATCATCGGAATCTCCAGTTAACTCTTCCTGAAGCTTTTTGCGGCTCGCCCCAGTCAACCCTAGCTCTCCTAAGTATTGGCGAATCTGCTGTAAATACTTAGGTATCTCTGATATCAAAGGGTGCTTAGTCAGATTTGTAGCATTGGCTTTATTTGTATACTCCATTGTTAGTCCTTCTTTTTTAACATTGGCTGCCATCTCCCTAAACATTTGATAACTGAAAGCAATCGCTTCAACTACAATGGGATCATTGATGTCAGCCTTACCTTCCCCTTCTAGAACAGACCAAATACGAATCCAAGTGTCCTTTCCGACTTTTTTCAAATGAGTAGGTGGTTTCCTCTCAATCAATCCTTTATCCACGATATCACCTCACTTACATTTTATGGATAAAAAGTGCTTCTTCCAAAATAAAATGCTCCTGTTTTCAGGATTTACCCCCCTTTAGAAAAACCACTTGCGTTACGCACGAAGGAGGGCACCGGTCTGGGCAGAAACGACTCTGAACAATAAAAGGAGGGGGGCTATATGAATTCTTTGTTCGCTTTTACTTTTACGAATTGAATCTTTCTTTTATTTTTCTTTTTCCCTCCACCCTTTTCAGGATGTTCTTTGTTGTGACATGCATTACATAAACTAATTAAGTTATCTAATGTTAATGCAAGTTCAGGATATTCACTTCTTTCTTTGATATGATGGACCATATCAGCAGGTACTGGTATTAATGGATCGTGCTTCATACACTCTTGGCACCGGTAGTTGTCTCGTATTAATGCCAACTCTCTACACCTTCGCCAAGCTGTGCTGTCATAGAACTTCTTCGCTTCTTTATCTCGATTGTACTTATCATAGAACTTTCGTTGTTGTTTGGTTTTACTGTCTTCCGTCGCCATAGTAAAACTCCACTTTTTCTTTTACAATCGGACAATTATGTTGGATGACTTCAGTATTGAAACGCTTATTATCAGACGGTACATGTTCAATATGAATGTATGTCTGATTAATCTTATCAATCGATTGTGTTACCCAATCAAATGCAACACGTAACTTCCTATCTATCTGTTCGCCTTTGTAATGAACTACTGGCACTGAATCTATATCAAATAATGTAATTACTAATAACGGTTGTTTCTCATCCATCATTCATCCTCCTCCAAAATAAAAAGCACCCGAATGGATGCTATTCATTAATTAATATTTTCCGCGGCTTACTTCCTTCGTGTGGTCCAATAACTCCATTTTCTTCAAGACGATCAATGATCTTAGTTGCAGTCACGTACCCAATTCGGAATCTACGTTGTATCATAGATACTGATGCAGCTTGCATTATGATTACACATTCTTTCGCTGGTTCATATAAGCTATCTACAACTTCATTAATTTTATATTCCATTTTTACTTCCTCCCTTTAAATAATTAAGAAGCATTGAAAAGAGTGCTTTTTATCTCAATATAATCACATACTCATATTATTTTTTATTATTAATCAATCCATTCAATAATTTTTATTAATTATTAAACTCCAGCAGGAAAAAGGAAATAATTGTCGAATTCATTGTTTTTTAGGAGAGTTTTATCTTTTTTTGGAGGTGATTAATAAACTTCGAATAATGGTGTCCTATCACACTTTATAATAACGTTTCCTACAGAATAAATATGATTATCTATTTGAAATACAGTGCCAACTGATATCGTTTTAGATTCCTTGCAAATACTTTTAATCGAATACTCTCCTAGAAAAAGTCTTGAAAATACGCACTTTAAGATCCTCACCACCTTTGAAAGGAAGAGAACATGTCTAAATCAAAATTAACATTAAGTGAAAAATTATCTCTTTTTCATCCTTATTTCCAAAAGAAAACAATGCTACAAAAACTTAAATTTTATAATGTTTTTCCCGAATTTAATCAAGTCTACAATGAATTACGTCAAGAAACTAATAATGGCCAAAACAGCAATGAATCTATACCCGATTATATAATTAAGACTTTAGTTTATGGTGTAGAGCATAATATTATTAATGAATCTAATCTAGATGATATACTCTTTTCATTATTAGAGGATTCACTTTTAAATTCATATCTATTTAAACTTAATACAAGCACATTTAATTTAAAGCAATCCAATTTTTCTCGACAATTATTACAATCATGGAATATACCCAAGCAACAAAAAATTCTAAGTAACATAGATAATTCAGATACTCATGAAGACTTTATTATTTGTGGATATAGAAAAATCGAAGGTGAACAAATAGAGCTTCTTAGACTACTTTTATTAGATACACAAGTACTAAATACAGCATCTAAAAGAAATGAGTCCAAAAAAATTATTTTCCCTACAATTATAGATATTGATTTTATCAACGAACTATTACACATTCGCTTGCGTGATGTAGACAATATTGTAAAAGAATCTCCAGAATTCAGTACAATGTCTGGACGAATTAAAAATACTCTATCTTTTTTAGATCACTTTAATCCAGAAATTAATTACAAACCACTTAGCAATTTTAAAAATAAGCTTTTTGATTTAGAAGAGATCCTATTAGTTAATAAAAGGAAAATTGTTAGTGAAAAGTTATCCGAATTTACAACAGAAATCGAGAATTTCACGGAGGTTATCTGTCAAAAATATTCTGTTCCTCAAAATAATGATATAGCACCAAAAGACTATATTTCTAACGGTGTGATGTCAATAATTGCATCAACACTAAATGATAGTGATTTAGGGGATGTAGTTGGAATAAAATTTCGTAATTCAAGACATGAAAAAGACTTGAATTATGCAGAAATCAAGATTATGGATAACGGTGATAAATGTATATCAACCAACAATCTTTATTGGCTCAATCTACCTGTTTTATTAAATCGTAAAGCCATTGAATACTTAAAAATTCAAAAGACACTTCCTTCTGGATTTGCAACTGTACATCTAGAATACTCACTTGATACTGCTAACATTAAAATTCTACAAAAAAGCAAGAAAAAAACAAATGAAAACAAACAAGCAACTCAAGAGAAATACGATGATTTTATTAAATTTATCCTACCAATTATTAAATCGTAATAATATATATTTCAAAAATAAGAATCTCTAATTTAATTATACTTTTACTAAAAAAGCCATCTACCATTAGCTGGTTTTTTTAGGTTTAATAATCTGTTTACTTAACATAACCTCTCTATTATTTTAAATTATTCGCAATATTCCCCCTTAAAATTTAAATGAATGGACTTTACATTTTTTTACTACAAAAACTATCTCCCTCCAAAATAAAAAGCACCCAAACGGATGCTTTTTTGATTACGTATTGATTTGTACTTTGATTACGGTAAATGAAGTTTTAATCTTCTTCCAATCACTTAATGCCTCTACATTTGTCTGCTCCAACAATATTAAGTAACTGGAAGAAGAGCAAAAGCTCTTCCTAACCGCGGTATCATTCAATCGTTACCATCTGCTGGTTTCGGATTTTTTATCATGCCGCAAATATGAAGCCGTTTAGAATTCAAAAAACAACATAGTGAGTTGTGTTTTCCGCCACTTCTCACAATACAAATATATCATGTTAAAAACCAAAACGTGTCCGTAAATAGTTCGCAAATTGTTCGCGAATAGTTCGCGTTTAAAACTATATCTGAACCTCTAATCCCGCAGCTTTCAATTCTTTTATAATATGAAATCCAACATCTTCAATGTTATTATTTACTTTTTGATAAACTAAACCAGATATATCATTCGGAAGCTCTACTCCTTCAACATATAGGCTACAAACATTTGCTCTTCCTAGTTTCCCAATAAAGAAACCTAGCTCAAAGACTACATTTTGCCTTGCTCTAAACTTATAATTTTCAACTGGTTGGTCTTTATCATTGACACTACAACCAATATCATCCGGAGTCAGTAAAACAAATGCATATTTAACATCTGAATGTGCTTCAAATTTTTCTATTATAGTGCGTCCTTGGTTAGCCTCCCTATGTAAAACTATAGGCTTTAGCCCAATTCCACTCAAGAATATTTCTAATTGCTGTTTTAAATTTTCATCATGTCCATGAACAATAAAAACTTTCTTGTTATCCATTTCTTGCCCCCCTCCTTTTTCCTCTTTTCTTTCTGTTGCTTCTACTAAGTAACCAGGTGGTCCTAATAGAAGCTTATCGCTTACATCTGGAAGACGATCTGCTGCCCTAGATTTTATTGAAGGTCCCCCTAAAATCGCTATATGACTTCTGCTGTCCTCCAGTTTTATTTCATGCACAATATTATCTAGTACCCATTCATCACCTGACTGGTTAATTTGGATTTTTTCAATATCACTTATTTTTATTAATCTTCCATTAAATATAAAGTCTTTTTTATTTCTATAATTAGACAGGTATCGTGTCTCTAACTCGTCTATTAACATATTATACCGTTCTTCTTCTACTCCACTCTTCAAGTACACTCTAATGTGATAATACATGCTTTTTCCCTCTTCCCTTGAAAATTTAACAACTTTATAAATTAATAAACTAATTTATGTTTTTATCATATCAAAAAACATTCTATTTTTAACATTTTTTTTACCATTTCCCTTAATAAACTTAAAAATTGAATTAGCTATAAACTAGATTGTGTTGAATTAGACCATCTCGTTTTTCCTTAGAGCTATCAAGCTTTTCTATACTTCTTAAAAATGAATTTGACACTTTTCTTTTGTAGCTAATTCAAAAATGGCTAAAAAAAAGAAGTGTTTAGATTTTAAATTTCTTTTGATAATCATTTAATGTATCTTGTTCAATCCCTATATATCTTAATGTCTCTTTTTGGTCCGTATGATTTAACATTCGTTGCAAAACAACTACATCTTTAAATTGCTTATAGTGATGGTACCCATATGTCTTTCTAAGTGAATGAGTCCCAATTCTTTCTAATCCAAATTTCAAGGCTGCTTGATTCAAAATTACATAGGCCATCGATCTAGTAATAGGTTTGTTCTTCCCATTTCTACTTTTAATAAGAAACTCGTTCTTCGGTTTCCCTTTCACATATTCCCTCAATGATTTCTTTAAATCAGAAGGCATCTTTACCTCTTTAACCTTTCTGGTTTTCTTTTCACGAATAAATATACTCCAACCTTCTACATCGCGAACTCGCAAACGTAAGATATCTGAAATGCGTAATCCCGTATTAATTCCCAGAAGGAACAGAATATAATTACGCTCATTCTGCTCCTTAAAATATTCTTTTAATTCTTTAATCATTTCCTTGTCTCTTATCGGTTGAACAAGATTCATACTATTTCTACCTCTTCAGTTTGCGTATTTTGTTTAAATACTTCTTTTCGCAAACTGAAAGCTAAACGTAATAAAGCTTTTCCTTTCACCTTATAATACGTGGTTCTACCTAATTTCACTTCATCCATTATGTCTGGATCGTAACCCTTCTCTTCCTCCATATAATACATATATATGATTTTTCTTTCTCTTTTTGGCAACCTGTTAACAGCTCTATGAACCCAATTCATACATTTCTCTCTGGCCATTTCATATTGCAACCTTTCAATCGCTATATTTTCTGTAGAACTATTGAATTCATTCGTTACAGATGGAGGAACAATTGAATATGATGCGGTTACTTTAGGTAGAATATCACTTGGCATTTTAGATAAATACATACGATACTCCTCAAATACTTTTTCAACTTCATTTTTTGTCTCTTCTTCATCTAAAACAGGCATTTTAAATGTTAATTGTTTATTCATATTAAATTCCTCCATTGTTATTATTTTTGTCTTAATGCTCCACGTCTACGCTCATAACGTGGTCCATGAATCCCCATTAAATCTTCAATGTCACGTGTACTTAGATTCTCTTTTCGTTTTTTCTTATTTTTCTTTTTCGATTGATCCGATTGCTTTTTCCATTCACGTAATTGATTTTTTAATTCCTTCATTCCCCACATCCCCTTTCAAAATAAAGAGGACACCATTTCTTAAAACAGCTTTATTGCTGCTCTAAAAATTGGTGTCCTCTAGTTTTCTAGCCGGACTATATTCAGTTTCTTTTCACTTTAAAATACCAGCTTGTACAAAAATGTTTCTCCAAGCATTTTTAACTCTATATTTTTCAAAGGATTATTTTATTGAGTTTTATAATGCTCTCTTTTCCCTAAGTAATTGAATGTTATTGATTACGACTGTATGAGCGTTGCATTGTTCCTTTAATATACCCATTAAATCTAAGACATCTTTTCTACTATTTAGCTTCGAACGACTATTGAATAAATACGTACAATCCGCATTGCCGTTCTTTTGGTAATACTTATAAGAAATTAAATACTCAAATCTACGTGGTCTCATTTTTATCTTCCTCTCTGAATAAAACTCAATATTCCGTCAATACTGTAGACACATGGTTATCCCTATCCTTGGGTGAGCAGTTAGCTTTTGCTAGCTGCTCTTTGCTTTTCTTCTTGTCTCTTTAAAAACGCTTTTGCTTTCTTAATCGCTTTTTCCCTTGTTTCCCCTTCAGCTATCCCTTTCAACGCTGTATCATCCTTAATGCAGATCATCTTCTTTGTACCATCTTCCATAACGACCTCCACTTCTGAATAATAAGCGCTGTGCAATGTATCATCTTCAAGAAGGAAACTCATAAATTCAGCTCCAACTTTACCTGTAAAACCTTTAACTTTTCTCATATCCATTCCCCTTTTCTACAAAATGAAATTTTTATTAAGAAAACTTATTTATACCTTTCAGTTGATCGTTTTCTAATTCAAGTTCACTTATTCTTCTTTGTAACTTTTGTATCGTGCTTATGGCCATATACGCTGTATCCTTAGCTTCTTTTTTGAACTCTTCACAAGTTATCGGGCCATTTGTATTGCCTCTAAGGTGCCATAATTCTGATAAGGTTTTATCAACTCTCACTCAATCCACCTCGCTTTCTATTAAAATGAAGTTTTTGCCACCCTCCAAAACCCACAATATGTTAATATATACATAGATTAACAATCATTGTTTTTTAGACATTTAAGAAAGGATGATAAAATGGTTATTTTCCAATGGTTAGAATCCTGGTTATCTAGTGACATTCTTCATTTTAATTTATTTGTAGGTATAACAACCCTTCTCACTCTGGCATCTGTTATCTTATTCTCTATAACATTTAAGAAAATAGGTACCAATGACACAGAAAAACTTAGAATCAAGCTCCAAATATCTTATACAATGTGTACTTCACTACTTGTCTTATTAGCCATCTTTATTCTATGGATGCCTACAAATGCTATCTATTTTAGACAGTATCTCATCATGATAATTTCGATCTCACTTCTTTTCGGATCGATATCAGGTCTGTACCATTATAGAAAAGAAATACTCCCTGAGAGTTGATTTTAACTCCTTTTTAGAGCTCGTTGCAGTTAGCGGGTTCTTTTTTATAAAATAGCGTTTTTGTTCAAAATGACAACCGATTCACTTGGACACATTTACCAGTATTTTTACCAAAAAATTCATGATATGGTTAATTAGTCGAGTACGTCATTACTTGACGATTACCCTTAGAAGCCCCGCAGACAAACGGGGTTTCTTTTATTTAAATAGCTTTTTGGTTAAAAAGCCTTTCACACTTAAACTAGACAAACATATGTTATTGTATGGAGACTCTCCATTCATAAAAATCTACCTTTCTTATCAAAAAGCATGCTTATATGCGCGCTTTTTGTTATTTATTACCAAATAACAATTTTGTTTAAAAGTTGCACAACTAGAAAAAACATACATACAATATCATGTGCACCTTTTTTTTCTATATGAATCTTGGTCATAGAGCGCCTTAAAAAGCGCTTTTTTATTTAAATAATGATTTTATTAAGTTATATCTCTATTACTTGAAACGTCTCAGACATATCTGCATGCCACATACTAACGTAATCTGCATGTTCTTTCGATGGATATTGTTCAGCTTCTTCCTTTGTATCAACATCCTTAAATTGATACGATTCTGGATTATAGTTACCATTATGTTTTAGGTATTTCTTTGTTTTCACATTTTGAATTACATATGCCATCTCTCATTTCCCCTTTGTTCATAATTCCGTAACAGATATATGCAAGTTTGTGTGTTACACTAAATTCATTCGAAGATGTCATTCGTTATTAATTCGGCAATTCTTAATACCCCATCCCCTGCCCTAGCTCCCCTGCTAGGGCTTTTGTTGTTAAAATAACTATTTTGTTAAAGTTTAATTGGTTCTTTTAATTTAACTGGAGCTGTATGATAAATGACTTCTTCGCATTCACCTAAAGTGTTCATAACTACACTCCTTACATACTTGATGTCAGAACCACAATTACCACAATCAGTAATCCCTTTATCTTCTCTAAGTTCATGCCCATCATAATCGACACCTCCACAATACGGACATTCCAATCCGTCATCACACCTTACATCGCTTTCTGGATCACTGTTTAACTGGATTTCTTCAACCGCAAGGATTCCTTGTTTAGGAGAACCGGCACATACTCTATATGTCTTTCCGTCAATAAGTAAGTTGTAATCAAACAAATCATCTTTTGTTGAATCCATTTCTTTTATAACCTTCCACTCGTTCCAATCTCCAAAAAGCTGTTTAGAATCTGAATTATATTCCACGATTTTTTTATACATTTCTCTTTCCCCTTTACGAATAATCTTTTTGGTATTACACATAATACCTCTAAGCCGACCTCTCCCCGGCTTCACTCTTTCAAAACGGAAAGCGCTCCTCCGTGCAGTGCAAGAGCATAGCGGGCAATTCAGTCAGTTGCCTGCTGTTTTTGTGTATAATCATAAAATAACGCTTTTATAAAAAACTCATATATTTCCAAATTACCAATTCACAACCACCTAAATAATTGGTATATTTATATAAACTATTTAGGAGGTAAATTTAATGGATCCAATAGTAACAGCAGCATTAACCTCATTCGCAACTACTGTTGCAACAAACAGCTCTAAAGCCCCTTTGGAGGCGCTTGATAACTTATGGTATCTAGCTCTTGGCAAATTCAATCATTTTGTCGAAAAGAAAAAAATAGACCGCCAACATGCATTAGAAGAATACAAGAAATCTATTGCTGAAAAAGTATTATCAATAGACGAAAACAACCTTCAGGAGCCCCCAATGAGCATTGTAGGTCCAGCATTAGAAGCGTCCAAATACTATATAGAAGAAGAGTCTTTAAGAGAAATGTTTTCCAATATTGTAGCTGCATCAATGGACTCATCAAAATCAAAAACAGTTCACCATTCATTTGTAGAAATAATAAAGCAACTTTCTCCAGAAGATGCACGTAACATCCTGTTATTTAAAGAAGTAGATGACTATCCAATTGTTAAATTTATAAACAATTTCTCCACTGGTGGTCATGCTGTCCTTCGAACTAATGTTTTTCATGGTCATGAATCTAACATCATTGAAGGACACGAAAATGCCTCATCAATTACAAATCTATCTCGCTTGGGACTAGTCTCCATTTCGTATGAAGAGAACTATACTGATAAAAATAAATATGATTTATATAGAAACTCAACTTTCTTTGGCCTTTTGCAAAATGTCAAAAATCCTCATGGTACTATTGGATTAATGGAGGGTATTTTAAGAATAACCCCTCTAGGCAAAGACTTTGTTACAGTGTGCTTATGATGACCTATTGGTCATCTTTTTTTATTCTTAAAATCCAATTGACTATAAGTGTTACAATGATACTAGTTAATATAATTAGAATAATTTCTTCCATTTTCCATCTCCTTTCTACAAAATTCAAATTTGGTCTTACTTCACATCAACGCGCTTTTGACTAGCTTCCCTGCTAAATCCGTCTGGATACCTTTTTGCTAGTTTAGAAATGTTCATTTGAGCAATATCTTCTAATGTATATCCCATTTCGTGGGCCATAATGGAGATATAGTACATGATATCCCCCAACTCTAAAGCCAATTTATGAGTATTCCCGTTTTCTTCACCTGGACAATGAGCCGGATCAAATCCATGACCGTGAAAGATAGCCTTTTTTACGATATCAGCAACCTCGCCAGCTTCTCCTGTAAGTCCTAATGCTGCATTTAAAACACGTCCACCAAAATCATTATTTGCATTCCATGTACGTAATGTTGCTTCTTGATATTGATCTAATTCACAAATTTGATTGATATTCATTACAGCTTGTCCTTCCTTTGATTTACTGATTAATTTTGTTACCCCAAATACACCGTTTTCCATTGTTTTCATTTTGTTTTCCCCTTCCTATTTAGCAAATTCCTAATCCTATCGGACGATTTTCAATTAAATACTTATCAGCTTGATCTATTACAAGGAGCGCCACCTCCGCTTGGTGTCTCCTTAACGCTTTTGCCATCTTTGGTAAACTCATACCTTGACTCCACATTTCACGAAAACGAATTACATCTCTTTCATCCCAAATGAAGTTAGCTTCTTCTAAAGCGATGTATACCTTCAATCGTGATTCCTTCATCGCTTCATGATTTTTTGCTACGCTCATAAGCGAACCTACCTTCTAAAAAAGATTATTTTATCTTTTCAGTAAACTTAGTATCCACACGATCAACTTTCCCATTAACCCAAACCGCAACTTGCTCACCGAATCCGCTTACTGGTGGATTAACTGCTATTACATTTCCATCCTTAACTACATAGAGCTTATTGCTTGTAACATCGATTTCTATTTTCATATGTCCATCTCCCTTTTCTTACCGCATGTACTCGACAACATCTGGTTTAAAGCCACTTCCTAAATAAATCCTTACCGGAATAGCTTCTTTTTTATCCCTTGCTGCCTTACACAATTCTTCAGCTGTATCCCAATTAAAAAACTTATCTAAAGCACGTTGGAATCTCCATATTGCCATTACATATTGTTCAAAGATGTCATAACGATCATCTTGTTTAGTAGTGCGAGGTAATTCATCCGTACCCTTTGCACTCTTTGGAACCTGGACACGTACATCAGCATACGTAACGCGTCCAGTTCCTTTCTTCACATTGGCTTTCATTACATCGAACTCACAAATTGCTGGCTCTACATCGAAAATATTTAGTTGCTTAGGCATGTGTCATCCCACTCTTCTGAATGAGGACCAGCAACTCACTTGCGCCTTCCTTACTTAAAAACATTCGACCATCAAGCAACTCCATGTTTGATTCGGAAACTTCACCCGTTACAAAGCATGACTTTTCATGTTTCCTTAAAACGATGTTTTCCCCATCAACATGAAAGTCTAGTGCGGTTCCTTCAGCAATCCCCAAAGTTCTGCGTAACTCTACCGGAATTACTACACGCCCTAGCTCGTCCACTTTTCTTGCAACACCTGTGTTTTTCATCATTGCTCCCCCTTATTAGCTAACTTTTCGCTGTTTTTTCCGTTCAACTTCTTGCTTCATTGACTCAAAACGTACTAGCCATGCTTCCCAACGCTTTTGATTTTCTTCTTGCTGTTGTTTTGCCACTTCACAATTACAACCGTTCGTTTCAATTACACCTGGATAAGTTTCTTTACGAATAATTCCTGTACCATTACATAATGCACACATTGTTATTCCCCCTTTTTAAAATTGCGTAATCTATAATTATCGCCATGCATTTCTAACATTTCAGCATTTTCCATCATCCGACTAAAATCACGTTCTCCATACATTCCTGCTAATTCACCGATATTAAAGTTGGTAGTAAATAAAGTACTTTTACCTATACGACTATCAACGATCTCATTCGTTTTTGTTAGTTTCCAAGTGACGCCTTCTTTATCTTTTTCCGTAAACTCCGCTCCGAAGTCATCGATAATTAAGACATCAACTTTTGCTAAAAGGGACATAAGCTTGTCCTCTGTCATTTCACTGTTTTTATTCCAAGTAGATTTGATTTTAGTAAATAGCTTATTCATTTGAATAAACATTGCACTGTGACCCTTTTTCATAAGTTCTTTAATGGCCGCCACACACAAATGACTTTTTCCTACTCCGTAATCACCTGTAATAATCACGCTCGTTGGTTCTTCCTTATTGAATGAAGCAACAAAGTTCATGATCATTTCTTTCGCATCGTTCAATTCCTTATTAGGTGGTATATAATTTTCAAATGTAGCTTTTTTGAGTTTGTCATTTATTAAGCTGTTATCAGCAAACGAGTCATACAAATGAATGATTTCATTTTTCTTTTTAATAGCTAGTGTCTCTATAGCTAATTTCTGATCTTCTTTTTCTACCGATCTACATTGAGGACAAAATTCCTCATTTGTTTCTATATCTATCAACATGCGTTTACTGCAAACATCTTTATATTTTTCTTGACCTACTAAAAAGACATTCGTGCATCTATTAGGAGACAATACATATCTTTGACTAGCGTTTCTTGAAGTCGTATTTTTCGATGAAGCTACTATCTTTTGGATTACTTGCATTGTTTTTCTCTCCTTTTTTCCCTTTATTTTTAAACTCAGCTTCTGAAGCTCGTACATCTGCTAATGTACGAATGTTTTTATTAGCCCACTGTTTTAAAATCCCCTCAGCGTAGTTCCATTTTTTCTGTTGTTTTAATGCACGTTCCATGGCTGCTTGTACAAGTTCTTCGCTTGTATCGTTTGCCCATTGGGTAATACTATCGGCTACGAATGGATTTAAAATCCCGAAATTATTTTCATAGAATGAGAAGACGTTACTACTACCTACATTCTCTGTAGTATTCTTTGTAGTAATCTCTGTATTTGTCCTTACTTTAAAGTTAGGAGCTCCCTTACTTTGAAGTGAAGAGGTTTCTGACTTGGAAGTGACGACCCTCTTTACTTCAAAGTCAATAGGGTCTTCTTCTACTTGTTGATACATACTAGAAATACTTTTTATTTCATTTACTTTTGGCTCAACAAACATTACGTTGTTTAGCGTTATTTCATTTACAATAATTGTTCTAAATTCAATTTCAATTAAGCTCATTTCCACCAATAAGTCACAAGCTCGTTTTACTTGGATTTTCGAAAAACCAAATGTCTCTGCTAATTGGTGGTAACTCTTTTGAAGCTTATCCGATTTGAATTTTTTCTTATAAGTAACCCTTCCAGTAACTTCATCTCTAATAACTGTTGGTCGATACCAGTAAACAATTTCGCTCAGTACCATAATTGCTACAATATGAGGCTTACCATTACTAAAAGTGATGTAATTAAACCATTCATGGTCTACCACATTACCTTTGAAATTTAGCCCTCCAATTTCAGTTACGATATTCGTCATATGCATTTATCCCCTTTTACAGATAGCTATGTGTGATGTACCACTTTTGATAATTTGTTGAATATCATAATGCGGGTAACCAACACTGAAGTATTGATTAATCATCTGTTTTAACTCTTCTTTGCTTTTTGCTAATTCCCAGAACTTATTAGGTAACAGCACTTGATAATTAACTAAGTGCATGTACTACTTCCCTACTTTCGTGATATACTAATAACAAGTGTTTTTTCTAAAGGGACCCATTGCCGTGGGTCTTTTCCTTTTGTTCTACATCACTCCAAGCCCATTTTTTAATTGGTTCGTACGTGGTATTAGCAATCCATGCACTACATGCAATTAGCATTCCGAATATTGCTAACGATGCTGGATCTTCCACTAAATCACCTCCTTTTGTGCTTCAAGCCAAGCTTCTAAGTCCTTTTGCAGGAAAAGTAGTTTGCGACCTTCCCTAATCACTGGAAAGTGTGGATGATTGGCTAATTCATACATTCTACAAACTGCGATATTAAGGTAAGCAGCCGCTTCCTTCACCCTCATTACCTTATTTGGTTGCGAGTGTTGTTGGAATGAAGCTAATGCTGCTTGTATTTCTTCGCGAACAACTTCACGGATGGATTCTTTAATGATTTGATCTAAACCCATTTTCTTTCCTCCTTTTTCTATCAACTTAACTTTTTAACTTAACAATTGGTTAAGTTAAGGGTAAAAAATTTTAATATTATCTAATTTAACATCAAAGAAATTTGCGATTTTTACAACCAAATCATAATAAGGGCGTCTTTTTCCATTTTCTATGTACCAATAATAAGGTTCAGTGATACCAACAGCTTCTGCTACATCCTTACAAGTATAACCACGTTCTTCTCTTAGCTGTTTTAGAGTTTTCATAAGCAACTCCTTTCTTCCGTAATAGCTGTTAATCACATAATAACTTAACCTCAGGTTAAGTTCAAGTCTTTTTCAATAAAAAAACATATAAATTTTTCTCTTTCAACTTAACTGTTAGTTAATATATAATAAAAACAAAAGAAAATATAAAAACATATATATTTATATCCTTTTATAAAAAAACTAATAAAAATATAAAAGAAGACATTTAAAAGAAGACTAATAGGGGTGTTTTTAATGTTCAATTACGAGAGATTGAAGGAATTGATTAATAGTAGAGGAATAACTCAGCAACAATTAGCTGACGCAATAGGTCTTAGTCACGTGTCTATATATTATTATGTAGAGGGAAAAAAATCTCCAGGTACAAAAACACTACAAAAAATAGCCAATTATTTTAATGTAACAACGGATTATTTACTTAATAGAAGTGACGATCCAGAATTAGATGAAATACTTGATAAAAAATTCAAACAGATGAAAGAAAGAATGGATGGACTTTCTGAAGATCAACAAGCGATTGTGTTAAAACAAATGGAAAGTATGATGGAAAGCTTCGAACAACTTAATAATAAATCGATAAAATAGCCAAACCCATTATGAGGCATGGCTATTCTTTTCTTGTTCAAACGCTATTTCGATACATTCATCAATCTTATCTTCTTTATTGTTTGAAGTAATAGCCACACCTTGTAGAAAAGCTTTTAATACTTCGTCTCTTGTCATCTTCATTTCCCCCTGCATCCTCTTTTGTATTTTTTTGGAATTAATTACTTTTTTATCATTTTTCCCAAAAGGGAAATTTCTCCGTAAAATACGAATGACATCGTCAATTAAGACGATGTCATTTTTAATTTATATTTAATTAAAAGCAGTCACGAAACTAGGATTTACTACCAGCCTCCGCCTGGATCAGTCATCATACGCTGAACAACAGGTTTAGACGCTTCTTGTTTATTATCTGTTTGTTGGCTATCAGTAGAAAAAGTGAACAATCCTGCTACTAATAAAATTGGTAATAATGCTAATATTTTTTTCAATATTTCCAC